TTGGACGACACCTGCCCTTCTTTTATACGAGGGCAAATGACGTTTTTGACCAAAATAGCAAACGGGGGAACTCCAGCACTCGGCCATGACGCGTAAACCAAGCAACCTCGAGATCGGCACGGCGCTGAACATCACGCCGCAGCGCGTGAGCGTACTCAAACGCGAGGGCATGCCGACCGACACCATCGAAGCCGCCCTGGCGTGGAGGGCTCAACGCGAGGAAGCCCGACGTGCTCAGGCGCCGAAGGCCGCACCGGCGCAGCTCGACGACGGCACGCTGGCCGACACGATTGGACAGCACCGCAACCTAGTCGCCCACGCCCGGAGCGTCTGGCAAGCGGCGATGGAAGCCGGCGATGTCAACGGGCCGAAATACCAGACCAGTTATAACCAGAGCCTGAAGACCCTGCTGGGCCTCGAGAGAGAGCAGGAGCGTCGGCTCATCCTGGCGAAGGACTACATCGCCGCGAAGGAAGCGAGCGAGGCCATGCGTCAACTGATGGGCGAGGTCGTCAACCGTCTCGACAAGCTCGCCCTCGACGTGGCCGAGTCGTGCAACCCTGAGAACCCGGCGAAGGCCGTGAAGGCCATCGAGTCATGGGTACGCCGGACGAAGGCCGACCTCTCCGCGAATGAAGAAGCGTAAGCCCAAGCGAAAGCCGATGCCGAAGCCGTCTCGTCCGATTACGTCGAAGGACAGGCGCCGCATCCTGGACAAACTCTTCGACGCGATCAGGAAGGCAGGGCTTTATGAATAAGGCTGACCTTCTCCGCGTAGGCCGAGACGTTCTTCGGCCGTCTGACTCCGGCGACGTCGTCGAGTGGCTGGAGGAGAACGTGCTCGCCATCCCCGACTCGCCGATGCCCGGGCCGTTCCGATCCGAGCGCACGCCGTGGATCGCCGAGGCCTTGCGTATTGCTGCCGATGCCGAGACGAAGATGCTCACGGTGCTCGCGAGCATCCAGTCAGGCAAGTCACTCTTCGCCCGCTTGCTTACTTGCCACATCGTCGCGAACGCTCCCGGCCCGACGGCCGTCTTCCAAAGTACGGATGCGGAGGCCAAGGACTTCGCCCTTCGCTACATGCGCCCGGTGTGGAACAACTGCCCGCCGGTGAAGGCACGCATCTCGCTCGACGACATGGACAGGTCGACGACGACTGACTTCGACCGCATGACGCTCTACTGTCGCGGCCTCTGGAACGAATCGAACCTCCAGCGCCTGTCGCTTCGCTACACGATCGCCGACGAATGCTGGATGGCCCCGGCCGGGCACCTTGCGGAACTGAGCGCACGCGTCACGGCGTTCGGATGGATGGGCAAGCGGATCTTCATGTCGCAGGGCGGACGAGCTGGGCAGGAGTTCCATCAGCTGCACGAGTCGACCGACCAACGCGACTGGAACTTCCGTTGTCCAAAATGCGACCACCTTCAGCCCTGGGTATGGGAGCAAGTCCGCTTCCCTGACGAAGCAAAGCAGACCGGCACGTGGGACTTGCAGAAGGTCAGCGTCGGCACGACCTACGAGTGTGCCGGCTGTCAGACGCGTCTCGCCGACAATAACGCCACCCGACTAGAGGCGAACCGCCGTGGGGCGTTCGTGGCCACTGCGTCCGCGGCGAACTCCGGGCACATCGGCCTTCACTGGAACAGTCTCGCGACGATGAGCTGGGGCGAACTGGCCGTGATGATGATCAAGGCGAAGGAGGCGGCTGACGTCTACGGCGACGAAGAAGCCCGTCGCCAATTCAAACAGAAGAGGCTCGCTCTGCCCTGGGCAGAAGAGGGCGGCGAGATCGTGAACATCGCCCAGGCGGCGAACTATAACATGACTGACGACTGGGAGGGCGAGTCTGTCATCACGCCGAAGGGCCGCGTCGTCGACCGCGAGGGAGCACCCGAAGGCTCCTTCCCTTTCCGCACCGCCGGCGTGGACGTGCAGCGCGGACACTTTTTTTGCGCCGTGCGTCGCTGGAGTCGCACCGGGCACAGCCGGCTGAAGGCCTTCGCCAAGCTCGACACGTGGCAGGACGTCGAGGCCTTCGTCAAGAAAGAGGGCGTCCATCAGGCCATGGTCATGGTCGACTCAGGAGACTCGGCGCAAGACGTGTACAGGCAGACAGCCATGCGTGGATGGAAATGCGCGAAGGGGTCGGGTAATGAAGACTTCGCCGTGACGACGAAGGACGGGAAGAGCACCCGCCGATTTTATTCGGACAAACAGGCGATCATGGTGCCTGGTCTCCAGACGCGGGCCGTCCTGATCGTCTGGTCAAACCTTGCCGGCAAAGACCTCCTGCACGGCCTACGCTCTCGGAAAGTATTCACCTACTCGCTCGACGCGGGGCAGGACTACGTCGACCAGATGAACGCCGAAGTCCGCGTGAAGGACAGGCGCACGGGCAAGCCTCAGTGGCTGCTCCCCCAGGGCAAGAAGGATAACCATGCGTTCGACTGCGAGCTGCTCGGCCTCCTGGTCGCCGTGCGCTGGGGCGTCGTCGGCCGCGAGAGCACGGAAAGCAACTTGCCTTCCCCGACCGAATGACGACACTTTTGGCAAGCGGCGGCGTCTATGGGTTGCAAGAAGAAGAGCTTGTGGCGTGGACATGGGCGTCGCCGCCCCCTCCGTTGCCAATTAACGCAGGACAAATGGCGCAAGGCATCTTCATCGGCTTGACGGAATGCGAGTTGCTCGACCTCAAGTCGAAGGCTCTGTCCCTGATCATGGACGGAAAGACCCTTATGAGTTACAGTGACTCCGGGTCTTCCGCGACGAAACAGTTCAGCCTCCCCCCGAAGGAGATGCTTAACGAGGCCATGTTCGCCTTGTCGCGTCTCGACCCGGGCAAGTACGGTCGCCGCACGACCATGATTTACACGCGGTGGGATAACCGCTACGAATAACTTATGGCCCCCCGCAAGAAAGCCTCCAAGAAGCAACCCAAGCCCCGCGCTGGGAAGTCGTCGCCCACGGCGTCGGCCGCGTCGAACGGAGCGACCTTCAACAATCAGTACAGCGGCAACCAGTGGGGGAGCACTGTCCAGACCTACGCCCGTCGCGTCATCTACGCTCCGCAGCCGGACGACATGCGCCGCGACCTGTCGCCGTGGGATCGCAACGAGATGGTCAAGAAGTGCCGATGGGCGGAGCGGGAGTCCTCGCTCTTCCGTCAGATTCTGAACGACCTCTGCATCTACGTCGTCGGCGACGGCATCAAACCCCAGGCGCACGCGTCTGACCCTGAGACCTCTCGCCTGTATGAGGAGTACTTCGCCCGCAAGGCCAGCCGCCTCGACGTCTCCGGCAAGTCCTTCTATCAGTGTCAGGCCATCGTCACCCGGGCCATGATTCGTGACGGCGATGCCTTCTGCATCAAGGCCGAACTAAACGGCGAGGCACGCATCCAGACCATCGAAGCGCACCGCGTGGGAGACCCTACGGACGCCGACACCCCGGCCGACTGCTGGGACGGCATCGGCTTCGGCAAGTATAACGAGCCGATTTACTACAACGTCTACAAGGCCGACGGCGGTTCCCGCAAGGTCGAGGCTCAGTCGGTCATGCACATCGTCGACATGGAGACGGCCTCCGGCTCCCGCGGCGTGCCGGTGCTCCAGTCGTCCTTGAACGCTATCCAGGACATCAAGGAGATCCTCGAGCTCGAGCGCCGTGCGGTTAAGGACAACGGTGATGTGACCCGAGTCATCAAGAAGGGCTCCGGCTTCCTCGACGAGGACGCGGCCTCAGAGATCTCGTCGAACCATAACTCCGCCGAGGCCATCGCCAGCCAGATGGGCGGCAAAGCCCTGGTGCTCGAGAGCACCGATTCCTTTGAGTCCTTCGAGTCAAAGCGGCCGAACAGCACCTTCGTCGGCTTCCTTGCGGCGCTTGAGAAAGACATCTGCGCAATCCTTCCTTATGAGTTCGTGAAAGAACCGAACTCCGCCGGAGGGGCCGCGGTGCGCCTAGTGACCGCCAAGGCCGCACGCGTATTCGGGAAATATCAACAGGTCATCTTGACGACCTTTTGTCAGCCAACGTATGAGTACATCATCGCAGACGGTATCGCCAAGGGAGAGATCCCTGACGACCCGATGTGGTGGTCTGCCTCCTGGACGACCCCGAAGAGCGTGACCGTCGACGCCGGCCGTGAGGCCGCGAACGACCGGGCCGACATCGAGATGGGCCTCATGTCCATGTCTGAGCTCTACGGCCAGCGCGGCCTCGACTTCCGCTCCGAGATGGAGAAGCGAGCCGCCGACATGGCGCACATCCAGAACTTGGCCAAGCAGTACGGCATCCCCTTCGAGCTGCTCTTCCGCCCGACGAACACCCCGCTCGGCACGGTCGCCGCGGTCGACACCGCCGAACCCCTGCCCGGTACATCCCTTAACGAAAAGAAATAACATGCGCTTCCTTACGAACGCCCTCAAGGGCCGCGAACCCCTCCTGGTCGACCCGGCCAAGGCCGCCGACTACGCCGCGATCGCCGAGAAGTTCGGCTTCACGGACATGCTCGCGCAGCTCTTCGGCGCCGCCCCGCAGCCCTACATCCAGAACGGCGTGGGCGTCATCCCCATCGCCGGCGTCATCGGCAAGAACCTCTCGCCGCTCGAGAAGATGATGGGCGCCGTCGACGTGAATGACCTCTCCGCTCAGGTCGACCTCATGGCGTCCGACCCTGCTGTCGAGAAGATCGCGTTTAACATCTCGTCTCCTGGCGGCACGGTCACCGGCGTCGAGGAACTGGCGAATAAGATTCGCGACCTAGGAAAGCCGACGATGGCCTACACGGACTCCGAGATGGCGTCCGCCGCTTACTGGCTGGGAAGTCAGGCCGACCGGGTCGTCTCGTCGAGCTCGGCCACCGTGGGTTCCGTGGGCGTCTACATGGCGATCCCTGACATGAGCAAACTCTACGAGGCCTCCGGCGTTCGCATGGTCGTCATTAAGTCCAGCGGCTCACCCCTGAAGGGCGCCGGTATCGAGGGCACGTCCCTCTCCGACGAGCAGGTCGCCGACCTCCAGGCCTCCGTCGACGGCATTCACGAAGACTTCAAGGCCGCCGTCCGTGCCAAGCGTAAGATGGTCGCCGACTCCGCCCTGCGTGGTCAGGTCTTCTCGGGCAAGCAAGCAGCCGCCCAGGGTCTCGTCACTGGTCTGGCCGACTCCTTCGACAAAGCGCTCGCGTCCTTCTGATGGCGATCTCCGTCCCCGACTACGTCTCCGACGCTGCTCGACGCGGCCTTGAATGGCACGCCGAGGGCAAGTCGGGCGACGGCGTGACGGACAAGACGATCCGCGAAGCCCGCGAGATGGCCGGCGGCGAAGTCTCCGAAGACAAGTTGCGCCGCATGGGGCCTTGGTTCCAGCGTCACCGCCCGGACATGGACGCCCCGAAGAATAAGCCCAGCTCGAAAGAGTTCCCTGGAGCCGGCGCCGTGGCGTGGGCCTTGTGGGGCGGGCCTACCTCCGGCGACATCATGCGCACGGCCGACTGGGTCGAGGCCAAGGTCGCGCAGCTCGACCGCGAAGCCGATGCCAAGGCGCTCTCCTCCCCTAAGACTTTAACCCTAACCGAACTACCTGACATGCCCCGCATCTTCACTGACATCGACGACACTATCCTGAAAGACGGCCAGCCCGTCGAGAAGGTCGTCAAGTTCATCGACGAGACCGCCGAAGAGGTGGTCGTCCTGACCAACCGCCCGGAGTCCGACCGCGAGAAGACCGTGGCCGACCTCGAGGCGATCGGCTTCGAGTACGACGCCCTGATCATGAACGACTCGGGCGAAGAAGCCCCGGCCTTCAAGGCCAAGGTCGTCAAGGCCGAGCTCGATGCCGGCCGCCCGGTCGACCTGTTCATCGACAACCGCCCCGACACCCGTGAAGCGGTCGCCGCCCTGGGCGTAGAAGTCATGGCTCCCGAGGATGTTCCCGAGGTCGTCGAGGAAGACGAAGAGGTCGAAGACGAGGTCGAGGAAGAGGTCGCCCCGTCTGCCAAGGTTGCCAATTCCCGCAGGACTAACATGACCATCGAAGAACAGCTCGTTAAGGCCGCGGCCTCGCTCGCCGGTCTCACCGCTGAACGCGACGACCTCCGCGCCACCGTGGAGAAGCTCACCGTCGGCGCCTCCTCCGAAGCCGAAGCGCTCAAGGTCGAAGCCGCCGCCAAGGACGCTAAGCTCGCCGAACTGACCGCCGCCCTGGAAGCCTCCTCGAAGGAAGCCTCCGAACTGAAGGCCAAGGTCGCCGAGCTCGAAGCCGGCAAGGCCACCGCCAGCAAGGAAGCCGCCAAGATCGTGGCCTCCTTCGGCACCGAGCCCGTCGAACTTCCCAAGGGCGACTCGCCCGCGAAGATGAGCGCCGCCGACATCAAGGCCGCTTACCTCGCCCTCCCTGCTGGTCAGGCCCGCATCGCGTTCTTCAACGCGCACAAGGCCGCTCTCATTTCCCTCTAACCCTCACTCCCTAACACACTACTATGGCTACCGTCCTCCCTACCGCTCCGGCTATCCTGTCTGACTACATCGTCCAGACCGTCGCCGGCAAGCTGCCCATCCTCAACAACGTCTCCGTCAACCTCTCGGCCTCCGTCGGCCGCGCCGGAAAGACCGTCTTCGTCCCGATCATGGGCGCTGGCACGGCTTCGGAATATAATAAGGTCTCCAACAACCTGTCCGACGTGGACGGCGCGACCATGAGCTCGAGCTCGGTCACCCTGAAGCACTTCAAGTACGTCGACGAGTTCTCCCCTCTCGACATCCAGGAGTACGGCATGCAGTACCTGATCAACGCTTACGCGAAGACCGCTGCTCAGGCCATCGTCGACAAGACCTGGGAAGAAATCGGTTCCATCTTCACGACCGCCAACTTCGCCACCGAAGAGATCGTGACCGAAGCCAACTTCGGCTACGACGACGTGACCCAGGCCCAGTTCCTCCTCGACGCGGCCAAGGCCGGCGAGCCCCGTTCGTTCCTCGTGAACAACGGCTACCTCAAGAGCCTCCGCAACGACGCCAAGATCTACGGCTCCCTCAACCCGGCTGCCAACGCCGTCGTCACCTCCGGCTCCATCGGCCAGGTCGCCGGCATGGACATCTACCAGTGGAACCAGATCCCGAACGTCGAGAACCTCGCTGGTATCGCCCTCGGCCCTGACGCTCTCCTCGTCGCCACCGGCGTTCCGATGGCTGAGATCGCCGGCTTCAACGCCAGCGTCGCCACCGCCGAGTCTGGTCTCTCCGTCCAGGTTCTCGTCGGTCAGGCTGAGACGGGCAACATCCGCTGCATCGCTCAGATCCTCGTCGGCGCCGCCAAGGGCCGTTCGACGAGCGCCGTCCGCTACGTCACCGCTGCCTAAGCGGTCTGACAGCGAACAAACGGGGGCTCCGCAAGGGGCCCCTTTTTTGTGCCCTTTGCCAATCTCCGCAGGGTTATGAGTTTGTACGCTGAGTTCCTCCCCGACGCGAAGGAGATGTGCGCTGATTTTTCCGTGCCCGGGTCGGCGAACTCCGGGGCGATTACATTCGCTTGCCTCATCTCCGACCCCGCCGTGCAGACCGTGCTCGAGGCAGGGGGGTACATGGAGCGTACCCAGTACAACGTCCGCATCCCCGCTGCAACGGCCTCCTGGAGCCTCCCAGACGGGTCTATTGGGGCTTCCACGGCCATCATCCGCGGCGGATCCGTCATCCCCTCCCTTGCCCAGGGCAAGAAGATCGTGGCCGGCGGGAAGACCGTCCGCATCACGACCCAGACATACAAGCCCGGGTCGGCATGGGTCACCCTCGTCGTCATCGACGACAACCAGTAATGCCGGCCAAGGTCTCCATCGAACCGAAGTCCCTCGCGGAGTTCGTCGAGGCCTGCCGCCAGTTCGCAGCTGGGACGAAGATCACCATGCGGGACGCCGTGCTCGAACAGGCCATGCTCGCCTGTCAGGACGCGGCCATCTTCACCCCTCCGCTTATCCCTGCCGGCGGGGGCGGCCTTACCCCTGCGGCCAAGCGTGCCGGCCTTGGCGCTGTCGCCGGAGACGTCTCGAAGATTTTCGTCGCGGCGAATGACACCTCAGCCCGGGGCGTGGCGGGCAACCTCGTCAACCAGATCGCCTTCGCGGTCAAGACGGGCGACTTCGGGACGTTCTCCCGCCTGACCGACGGGGGAGCCTTGCAGGGCATGCTAGGCCAGCGCAGCATCCTCTCGAAGATCGCGGCCGACGCCGACAAGCAGCGGGCCTTTGCCAAGGCGAAGAACTTCCTTAACCGGGCAAACCCCATCAAGAGCGAGTACGGGACGCAGGGATTCGTCCGCGACATCCGCCCCATCCATGACCAGGTCAAAGGCCGCTTCGGCGGTCGCATCCCTAGGGGAGCCAGGGCCGTCTCGGCCAAGCTGCTAGTCCAGGACAAGACCCAGTTGCAGGAATACATTGAACGCCGCCAGCGTCAGGTCGGCGCCATCAAGTCCGGCTGGGCGCGTGCCCTTGCCAGTCTGCCCCGCCCGAAGGACATGAACGGCCAGCAGGGCGAACCCGGTGCCAAGCTCCGTTCGGCCACATGGATTACCTTGCATACGGGAGTACCTGGAAACAATAAGACCAACTTCACCGACAAGAATTGCGAAGTCTCCGTGACGAACATGCTAGGCAATATCAACGGCATCGCCGACAAAGCCGACACGCTCGGCCTCGTCTACGGCAACCGCGTCAAGCAGATGCCCGGCATGATCCGTTACCGGATGAACAAGCCTATCAAAAAGTTTAACAAGAAATAACATGGCCAACTCCATCCGACACGTCGTCGAGCAGACCCTCGCGACCTACCTCAGCTCGCAGACCGGCCTCGCCGGCGTGCAGATCCTCACGGGCGACGGCGCCGTGACGCAGACCCTGCCGAAGGCCGTCGTGCTCTGCGACTCTGCCCGTGCCCCTGGCGACCTTCAGGAAGGCCTAGGGAACTACGACTGCTCCGTCCGCGTCACCCTGTTCTCGAACGCCGACGACACGACCTTGGCCGTGCATCGCGAGCGCTGCGCCGCCCTGTCGGATTGCATGAAGAGCCTCGACCTGATTCAGGCCGCCTTCGCGGCGACGAGCGGAGCGGCAATCTGCTACGACGTGACCTACCGCTCTGAAGACGAGGGCATCGACGAGCGCTCCTGGGCGACCTCGTTTGCCTTCGATATCCTGACCTGTCTCGACCCGGAGTAAGGTTGCCAATTAGGGCAGGAGTAAGATGAGCGTAACGAACAAAGGCGTGGTCTGCTTGTATGGAATTGGCGCCGGCCAGGAGGCCTCGCTTTTCGTGCAGTCCTACACGGTGACCTCTGGATTCAACAACACGGCCACGGTCGTGAACGAAGAGGGCGAGACCGTCACCGCTCGTTACGACGACATCCGCGGCGAGATCACTATCGAAGGCGTCGCCAAGTCCTCGACCGTCCCTACCCTCGGGGCTACCCTCACCTTTTCCGCGAAGACCGCCTCGTCCTATCCGGGCGGCGCGGCGAACGTGCAGTTCAAGGGCACGATCACCAAGGTCGACGACCGAGGCAGCTCGAAGGGTTTCGTCAGCGTCTCGATCACTGCCGAGGCCTTCGAGTACATCACCTACTAATTGACACCCACGAAAGGGGAGTAGGCTAGGGGGAGTGGATCGTCGCTTCCTGAATGCCCACATCGACCCGGCGCCCTTTCGGTTGCTGGGTCGAACTCTTTACCCCTGGTGCCTGAAGTACCGCGTGCGTCTACATGCGTTCGACTCTCCCCTCGTCGTCAGTGGCAAGCCTGTCGGCCCTTCGGATTTGCTTTTCGCCTGTCAGGTCTGCGCCGAGGAGCCGCTGGGCAAGGTCGGACTCATCGACCGCTTGCGCCTTATGCGCATGAACGACAACCCGGCAAAGTTCGAGCTGATGCTTAACGCGTTCGCCGGCTACATCCTGGTCGAAGACTGGCCGAAGTTCTGGGAGCAGGACGCGAAGAAGAGCGGGGGGAGCAAGGGTTTGCCATGGCCCATGAGCATCGTCGCGAACCTAGTGGCCAACGGCGTGCCTTACAAGCAAGCGTGGGAGATGCCGGAGTGTCAGGCCATCTGGCTGAACGCGGCCTTCGCCATGCGTAAGGGCGTTGACGTCGCGATCATGTCCCCGGAGGAAGAGGCCTTCATCGAGTCAGAACTCAAGAGGGAAGCCGAGGCCGCGGCGTCCGTTGCCAATCCAGCAGGGTAAAGAGCATATGGCCCAAGACCTGACAGTAAACATCAAGACTACCTCCGACGTGCCGGCGGCGATGGATAAGGCCAAGACGGCCACCGTATCTTTCCAGAAGCAAGTCGAGGATATCCAGAAGAAGTTCTCGACCTCGTTCAAAGATATCTTCCTCGGATTTGCCGCTCCTATGGTTCTGCTCCAGGGCGCGATCTCCATGATCACGTCAGCCATTGAGAAGGCCAAGCAGGACGCTAAAGACGGACTCGACCTAGTCGCCAAGGGCGAGACGGCTTTCGCGACCTCAGAAGAAAAGCGTCTTGCCGCGTACTTCAAGGCCAAGAAAGAGCGCGAAGAAGAGGCAAGACTTGCCCGAGTCGGCGTTGCCGAAAGTTTTCGTGAGTTCGTAAGGACTACCCCGCTTGGCGAGAAGATGGTGCAGGACTATGCATTTGCTAACGCCGGAAATGAAAAAGGTTTGATGGCCAGGACTGGCGCCTTTGAAGAGCTTGGCAAGAAAGACCCTGCGTTCATGCAGCTCATGATGGACGCTTTTAACGCCAGCGAGGAAGGCAAAGCCGCCCTGGCTGAAGCGGCCAAGACCGGCGAAAAAGTCAAAGACACCCAGTTCAAAGGCCCTGAAGGCTTCGGCAGCGTGATCGGCGTCGGCGCGAACCCGGTCGTCGAGGCCATGACAAAGCAGACAGAAGTCCTCGAAGAGATTAAGACCATCCTTCAGGAGTCGAAGCCCTCCGGCGGCGGCGTACCCGTCCCCTTCACTGAAGGCCCCGCCTCAACCCGCCGCGAGTTTACCACCTAACATGCCCCTCATCGAAAACGGCAACCCGCTGACCTCCCCGGTCACGCTCGCGTCCTGGACGTACAACCGCGACCCCTTCGGTCTCGGCACTTCGACGACCAAGTACAAGTGCGACCACACGGTCGACATCGCCGCCTTCGCGGCCCGTGGACAGCCCCACCCGGACACGACCTATTCTTTCCTTAAGGCCAACTCCTACTCTGTCAGCTGGGACGCCCTAGGCATCGCCACCGTCACCGTCGACTACGTGGGCATCCCTCCCAGCGTCAACAGTGGCGTGCGGACAAACCCGAACACGTCGAGCGCCAACGGCCTGACGGCGGAGAACATCACCAGCCACCCGAACTTCTTCAACACCCCGACCGGGTCTGGGTACCTCGGCCCCATCGCCGGCCCCGCTCCCTACGCTCAGGACGCCCCTGACAATTACGCCCCGATCGTCAACGGTGCCCCGGCCTACATGGGCAACAACGGAGCGTGCTTCGAGAAGCCCAGCGGCGGCCGCTTCATCGGCTTCGTCAATCCGACCTTCCCGCAGTACTACGGCAAGACGCAGTACCTCGCCAAAACCACGACCTATTCGGGCGTCATCTACACGACCTCCCTTTCCGACGTGCAGGCTTTGCTCGCCATGCTCAACACGGCGACCGCGACCAATTCTTGGGGCGTTTTCAACCTCCTGCCGGCATGGGCTCCAATCGGCGTGGGCGACTTCGGCAACAACGTGAACCTTCTTTCTCAGGTCAACGTCGAGGAATACGGTTCTCTCTACAAGGTCATGTACGAAATCCGCTACGCCAAGGCCGGCTGGGAGCGAGACGTCTACGTCAACATCGGATGAGCATCCAACCCGGAGTCGGCTATACGTTCACGTCCTCCAGCCAAGGGACGAACCTGAACGTCGAGAAGCCCTGGAGCGAATGGGATCCGACAGGCGCCGCGGTTCAGACGATGACCCAGCAGTTCCAAGTCCGCAGCGTCCGGGTCGGTATCAACAACAAGCTCCAGATCGCCAAGGGCACGGTCAACTTCTCGCAGAGCAACATGCCACGCGTCCGCCTTGGCGGTCATTACGACCTCCGCCAGACGTGGATCAGCAAGGTCGCCGTCTACGGCTCTGGCGTCTCGCGCACGGCGGGCACCGGCTCGCCAGTCTGGATGGAGGCCGGCGGCTATTACAACATCACCACGGCTGGCACGTACTACGTCACGGTCAGCAAGTTCGACATCAACCAGTCGAACGACGACACGGAGTCCCCGCTGCTCAACGCCGACGCCCCTTGGATCTCCATCTTCCCCGCCGGCGACGCCATCGAGTCGGCCATCTTTTCCGAGACCGGGCCTTCGGAATACGTCAACAAAACGAACGTCCAGAAGATGGTCGGCTATGACGCCATGTCCACCGGCCTCTCGGGCGACTGGGGCAACTGTCACACGACTTGGTTCAACCCGGTCAAGTGGGGATACTCGGTAAAGCTCATCGCGACCATCACGGCATCGGCCGTCGGCGGCGGCATGCAGTTCGCCATCGACCAGCACATCGTCGGCCCCATCGACCTCCAGATCCCCTGCCTGTTCAACGGCACGACCCTGTGCAATCAGGACGACCTCAGCGAGACAAACGACCCTTACAACCTGAACAAGGACGCCACGCCGCCCTGGTCTGATATCGTCAACTCTAGCCAACTGACCGCCATGGAGACGCTCGTCGCCGCGAATGAGGATTGGTTCCAGGAGTTCGTCGGACCCGCGGACTGGACGGAGGTCAACTACTCCTACCTCATCCCCGCCTCCTGCGCCAATCAGGACGACACATGCTACCCCTTCCGCGTGCATGGCGTCAGAGACTTGGCCGAGTTCCGTACCTACGAGGTCTGCCCTGGCACGGTCAACAACCTCATGCCCCAGGTCTACAACACCGTCACCGAGGCATGGGAGTACCTGGACGCCCTCACTCCGGGCTATCAACTCATCCCGAACTTCACGGCCGGCGAATGCTGGGTGGCGCTGCGCGTGGGCAAGGACACGGCGACGAACCAGTTCCCGGCGCTTACCCCGAACGGATTGCCCGACGACCCCTATCCGCGCATCATCACGCAGGGCTCCGACCCGGCCGGCTCCGACTCCGACCTCTACGGCTTCGTCACGCTCGCCAAGATCACTGAGCTCGGCGGCGGCGCTTACAGCGTCGAGCAGTATGTCACCGGCTCGCTATGGGGCGACCGCATCAAGACCGGCACCTCCGTCGCTCGTTACTACTTCGCCCGCATCTGATGGCTTTGCTCATGGGCGATTCCGTAGCCTTCTGCACATGGGCAGCCATGCGCAGCCCATTCTACAATTCAGAGTGGCCGGACAATACGCCGCCCCCGAACTTCTACACGGCGAAGACAATCCATAACCGCGAGTACGTCGACGACGGCGACGGCGTGAACTACCCCCCGACCTTCCTCCTCGACGCATCGGGTAGCCTGTTCAGGACTGACCCCGTCGGCCTCAATGTAGCCGGTTGCCAGATTTTCTGGCCTTCCACGACAAGCCCTGGCGGCCCTCCGATCTGGGACGGAAACATGCAGTGGATAGGCCTAGACAATCAGGACTTCGACCAGTTCCTCGGCGCCCTCCTGCAAAGCCCGACTGACTCGGTCAACCTGACCGCAGACGCTAATACGGCGACAGGCCAGTACGTCGAGTTCCCCCCGCCGGCGAGCATCGACCTAGCCCCTGGCTTCACGACAATCGACGGCATGACGGTCATTTCCTGACCCCTTGCCAATCGGGGCAGGGTAAAGAGACCCGATGAGCTGCTCGAACACCGCCGTATTTTCCCGAGGAGACAGTTTCTCCAGCGTCTGGACGTGGGTTCCTGGAGCGGGCGAGCCGGCCAACCTGATCGGCACGACCGTCCAGTCAACCCTCCGCGACAAAGCCGGCAAGGATCACGACATGCTTGTGACCGTCGCCGGCAACGGCCTGTCCTTCACGGCGACCTATATCGGCGATACGTCCCACTGGGCGCTCGGCCTCGCGAGCTGGGACATCCGTTTCACATTTCCGGGCGGCCCTGTGACCCACTCGACGATCTTCCGCGTCCAGGTTCAGGAGACCATCACTCAAGCTTAACATGGCGACCATCAACGGCACGTTCAACTCCCTGATCGCGGGAACCCTTTCGGGTACCGTGGCAACTCCCGGCGCTCAAGGCCCTGCCGGCCCCGCTGGGAGTCAAGGCCCTGCCGGTGCTCCGGGCGTCGGCGTGCCCGCTGGAGGCCTTACGGGCCAGATCCTGAGCAAAGCCTCGGGAACCTCCTACGACACTGCCTGGACGACCCTCACCCCTGGCGCAACGGAGTCTTGGGTTACGACTAACTTCCTTTCCAAGGCGGGCAACCTCTCCGGCCTGACCGACCTCTCCACGGCCCGTGACAATCTTCAGCTCGGCACGCTCAACTCCCCGACCTTTGCTGGCGTCACCGTGCAGGGCGCGGGCTCGAACGTCGCGAACCTTGGGGCGACCTTCCTGACCCTTAACCATACGGGCTACGGTCAGTTCACGATCCAGCCCTCGTCGGGCATCACCTTCCCCGACACGACCGTGCAGACGACGGCCTTCAGCGCCTCCGTCCTGCTGCCCTACGCCCCGCTTAACTCCCCCCTGTTCACGGGAGACCCTCGCGGCCCGACCGCCGCCCTGGGGGATAATGACACCTCTCTGGCGACCACGGCCTTCGTGCAGCAGGAGCTCCTGTCGGGCACGGCCAACGCCCGCAACCTCGAGGTCTACGTCCGCAACCAGACCGGGTCGACGCTGGCCGCCGGCGCGATCGTCTACATCAACGGCGCAACGGGCAACCGCCCGACGGTCACGCTCGCCCAGGCCAACAATGACGCGAACTCCGCCCAGACCTTCGGCTTCGTCAAGACGGCCATCGCGAACAACGGCTTCGGCTACGTCATCGTCCGCGGCGAACTCGAGAACATCGACACCTCGGCGCTGACCGAAGGCGTGCAGCTCTACCTCTCGCCGACGACCCCGGGCGCATGGACGACCACCAAGCCGTCCGCCCCCCAGCATCTGGTCTACGTCGGCATCGTCGTCCGCTCGCACCCTACGCAGGGCGTCATCCTGGTCGCCGTGCAGAACGGCTACGAGCTGAACGAACTGCACGACGTGGCGATCTCGAGCCCGACGAACGGTCAGGTGCTCAAGTACGACTCGGCGACGAACCTCTGGAAGAACCAGACGGACTCCTCGGGCGTGGCCTGGGGTGGCATCACCGGCACGCTTTCGGCGCAGACCGACCTCCAGACGGCGCTCAACGGCAAGTACTCGACGAGCAACCCTGCCGGATACATTACGTCCTCGGCCCTCACTCCGTACCTACTCAGCACGACGGCGGCCTCGACCTACTACCCGCTGACCAACCCCTCTGGCTACATCACGTCGTCCGCCCTGACCGGCTACGCGACGGAATCCTGGGTGACTTCCCAAGGCTACCTGACGGACGCCCCGTCCGACGGTTCGACCTATGGCCGACAGAACGGAGCCTGGGTCGTCGCTGGCGGCGGGGGAGGTTCGGCTTCATGGGGCGGCATCACTGGCACTCTCTCCGATCAGACGGACTTGCAGTCCGCTCTCGATGGCAAGGCAGACCTGTCTGGCGACACGTTCTCCGGCGACATCTTCACGCCGACCGTCTACACCAACAACGCCCAAGAGCGCGTCCTGAACGCACTCTCTTCCGAGATTTTCAACGGCATGAACCTTGCGGATCATGTCACCATGAACGTCAGTTATTTTTCGGGTACGTTTTCGGGTACTGACCCAGAAGCTCCAATCTCTAATCCTCAGACTATTGACTACAGCGTCTGCTGTCCTGCTGGACTGAATCACTTGGTAAACTTTTGCACCGCAAACTCAGGACAGGTATCCTTCTCGGCCTATCTTGTTGGCGACTCTAGCCCAGCCGTGACTTGGCAAATCACGGAGTTCTACACGTCGGGAGCACAGTATCCTATCACGCAGCTAGTATCCTACGCAGAACTGCCTTACGGAAACACCTACGACATCTACCTGAACTTGAGCTACACGTTCCCGGGTGGAGGCAGCAGTCTGACGCAACGGAGCCGCATGAAGGTCTACTCTTTCACCGTATGATCACACATCTCGTCGCCCTCCTCGTCGGCTTCGTCGCCGGAGCCCTCGTCATGAGGAAGCACAAGGCGAAGGCCGACTCCATCGAGGCCAAGGGCAAGACCATCCTCGACGCCCTCAAGGGCAAGTAAGCCGTGCGCCTGCTCCTGGTCATCGCCTTCTTGGCCCTGACCGGGTGCAGCCTGTTCCGTAAGGACGCGGAGCCCCTGCCTAAACAGCCGGACGCCCCGACGACTCCTTCGGTCGTCCAGACCCTAGGCAAAGACCTCGACAAGACCGACCACCGCGTCGCCGCGTCCCTCGTCGCCATCGAGCGCAACGCCGACAAACCCAAGGTGGTCGTGGCCGAGTCCCGCCTAGCCCAGTCCTATCTGCCCCAGCCCCCCGAGGCTGACGTGGCCTTCGCCATGGCCCGGGCGACCAAGGCCGACCCCATCGACTACGCCAAGCAGATGGAGTTCGGACGCAAACTGGCCACCGCCGTCAACCGTGCCTGGGAGAAGCTCGAGGCCGACCAAGCGGAGGCCAAGCGAGTCTCAGGCCTGAAGGACAAGCGCATCGAAGACCTGACCGCCGAGGTCGCCCGCGTTAAACAGGAAGCCTCCAACAACGTCTGGACGCTGACGGGTGCTGGCCTCGCCGTGATCGGTGCGCTCACGACCGCCTTCATGGGACCGCGTATCGGCATCCCGTTGCTCTTGTGCGGAGCCTTCTGCGGAGCCGTGCCCTTCATCATCGACTCGCCGTACTTCGAATACATCGCCGGCGGCACGCTCCTGGTCTGCTCGGGCCTCGGCCTCTGGTGGCTGGCCGACAAAGTCCGCGACTCCGTCAACAAACCTTCCGACGATGTCCCGCCGCAAGCCTAAGCAGGTCAAGGTCGTCTGGCGCAAGCTAGGCCGCGAGCGTGCGTGGGGTCAGGCCACCATCGGCGAAGACCTCATCGAAGTCGACCCCCGCCTCGGCGCCAAGCGTCAGCTCGAAGTGCTCTGCCATGAGCAGATTCACCTGACCTTCCCATTCCTGAGCGAAGCCCAAGTGGACAAGGCCGGCAAAGACCTCGCCCGGATGCTCTGGTCTGAGGACTACCGTCGCGTCCTGCTCAACCCTAACGCCAAGCCTCCCCGCATCTCGTGAGCGCCGCCCCCTTCAATCCCGAGGACATCCCGAAGGAGGCCAAGGACGGTCTCGTCGCTGCCATCCTGGGCGGACTGGCGATGACCGCCCGCCTTCTGCTCTCGACGGAGCCGGTGTCCCTCGGCTGGGTCGTGCGCCGTGTCATGGCCGCCGCGATCACCGCCGCCCTCGTCGGCTACTCCATCCAGGAGCACATTCAAAGCCCGGGCCTGCGGATGGGCGTCGTCGGTGCGGCAGGCTACGCCGCCCCCGAGTGTCTGGACTATCTGCTGAAGTACGTCAAAGCACGCGGCGAAAAGGAAGTCGCCGCAGTCACGAAGCCTTCCCATGCGAAAGCAAAAGCCAAGCCCGGCCCCAAGCGGAGGAAATAACCTCCTGCTGGCGGTCTGCCTGCTGACGGCCTTCGCGGGGCTGTCGGCCTTCGCGTCGGCTTACATCGCCGGGGTCGTGCTAGACTTGCTCCAGTCTCGGGACGCCCTGGTGATGATCGTGACGGATGCGGGCATCAAGTCGGACTCGGTCAGCGTCGAGCAGGGTCTGTCGGCGGCGACCCTTGCGCTGAAAGCCGTCCGCGACCTTGGCTGGGCCTTGGCCGTGGGGTGCCTTGGGGTGGGGGTGGCGGTCTTCGTCCGTTCCCGCCGTCAAAACGCCTCCTAGGGCAAGCCAGAGGGGTCTATTGGCATCTTGACGGGCGACCTTAGGCGGGCATCCTGACCCCTACAACGGCTCCCCCCTCTACCGAAAGGCACGGGGGAGTCTTCTGAGGCACGTTGGGAAACCTGATAAATCGCTGGGCCTTATACCCTGGCGGCTAAAACTGACGGGCTTCAATGCCTGTTGCCTCGCCAAACTTTATGACCCCCCGGCCCTCTGCCCCTGGCATGGTTTCTCTCGGGGGGTTTTCCTTTGTCGAAACTTTTGATTTAAAAGTTTGACGGACTGCATTCGGGGCATGAGGATGTTCGAGCACCACCGAAAACATGACCACCGCCCTCATCATCGCTCACGACCACCTGATCCGCGCTCTCTACTCCGCGAAGGAAGCCCTGAAGAACGCCTCGGCCATCCATGAAGCCGCCGAACAGAAGGTCTTCTCCGCCACCGCCAGCACCGCCCCCGAAGAACGTGCCCGCCTCGGCCGCGAGGAAGCCGAAGCCTACGCCGCCTACGTCAAGGTCGAGAAGACCTACGACTCTTGTCACCATGCCTGCAAGCGCCTCGGCTTGCTGGGCTAATTCTTTTCATCCCGCACCACTAAAAACATGAAGTCCCTCGTCACCCTCTTCGCCCTGGTCATCTTCGGCTGGGTCATCGCCGTCACCTTCTTCGGCCCGGAACTCTACCGCGCCATCAACGGCCCCGAGCCGGTCAAGGCCGCCAAGGTCGTGCGCCGCGCCCGCTAATTTTCACCCACCCACAAACATGAGCACCCTAGGTATCATCACCATCACCGAGGCCGACCGCCTCGAGACCGCGAAGTCCGTCATCCTGGAGCACCGCCTGAAGGCCGGCGCCCGGGCATCGTACGAACTCTACGGCATCGAGTACGGCAACAACCGTCTCCGCGTTACCCGCCTCGACCACGCCCCCACGGCGGCCGACTTCGCCCCCATGATCGCGAAGAAGCGCATCGCCCAGCACGTCGACCGCTACGCCATGGTCGTCGAGTTCCGCGGCGCCTGGAAGAGCGAGACCGAAGGCAAGGTCGTCGCTTACGAATCCCAGCAGCAGGCCGACATCAACGCCGCCAAGTAACCCTTTCCACCCACGCCATGAACCAAGAACCCACCGACACCGTGCTGATCGGCGACAGGCCTCTCCGCCTGTCCCGCCCGGTACTCCCCCACGCCGCCCGCCGTCTCGCGAGCGTCTTCCCGCAGCTCAACGCCCTCAACATCGCCGGCAAGTCTCAGGCCGACGCCGCCTTCGCCCTGGGCGTCTCGGTCGGCAAGATCCGCACGTGGGTCGAACTGACCGACATGCACTGGACGAACCTCAAGCGCCGCGGCCCTTACAAGACCAAAGCCTAAGACCATGCCTAAAGGACACCACAACACAGCCCGCGGCCCGAAGGCCACGCACACGCTCAACGGCGTGAACATGAGCAAACTCAAGTTCGACCGCATCCTCGCCTTCCGCGCCCGTCTCCCGGAGCTCGACGCGAAGGAGCGTCTCGGCGCCGACGACATCGCCGCCCGCCTGGGCGTCACCGGCTCCTGCATCCGCGAATGGCTGCGCATCCTCGGCCACAAGCTGCACCGGCACAACGGCCGCACGGTCTACAAGCACGACACGACCGACTGGCCGGCGAAGATCCTGCCCATCTACAAGGCCACCGGCTACAACTGCAAGAAGACGGCCGAACAACTCGGCATGGTCGCTTGCGTCGTCTACCGCTGGCTCGCCAACACCGGGCACCTGAAGCCGAAGTACGCCCCCCGCGACATCTCGACCTACAAGTTCCAGAACTTCCGCTGATGCCCTGCCCCTCCCATAAACCCTACGACCCCATGACCATCATCCGACCCCACGACAAGCCCCGCCTCTGGTGGCTGTTCCCCTGGAGCTACGCCCGCACGCTGCACACGGCCGCCAACGCCCTGCGCAACCTCTGCGACCGCCTCGACGACGTGAACAAGATTCAGGCCGACGTTATCGTCGACCAGGAGCGTGAGATTCAGCGCCTCCGCGAGGTCGTCCGTTACTGGCAGATCGAGTCGAAGACCGACCACGACCGCTGGATCCGCACGCTGGAAGACCTCGAGCATATGCGCAAGAAGGGAGGCCAGTCGTGAGCGCCTTCCAGCACCTGGACGGCATGACCGCCCTCCTCTCTGAGCTGTACGAGGTTAACGAACGCGTCCTGACCGGCGACATCGTCTCCGCGAAGGCCGCGATCGCCTCGCCGCGCATGCCCAAACTCATCCGGCATTATCACGAAGCCCTCTCCGAGGACGGCGCTCAGGCCATCTACCTCGAGCCGTTCGTCGCGGCCGGCGGATGGGTCGGCCTGACCTACTCCTACACCCTGCCCGACGGCTTCACCGTCTCCGGCTCCGTCACCCCCCGACGCGTATGATTACACCAAACCGATACCACCTATGGGCTGCGCTTGAATGCCATGCGTTCAGCAAGGCCGAGGCCGTCCTGAGATTCAGCGCCGAGGAAGATGGAATGTGGGTTCAGTGGCAAGACTACGCCCGCCTCAAGGCCGAGGTCGATAACTCTAACCGCATCAACACCGAGTTGCTCCTCCTGTCCAATAAACAGGCAAGCGAGGTTCGCAGATTGACCGCCGAACTGTCGAACATCTCTGGCTGGGGTCGTGGGCTTGAGTCCGACCTGTCCCACGCAAGGGTCGAAATCTCGTTCCTCAAGGCCGAGGTCGAGCGGCTCCGCAAGGCCGGGGATGCGATGGCGAAACGACTTTATATTTTGGAAAATCCAACCCACCCCGAAGTATATTTGAAACTGCTTTCAGCGTGGAACGCCGCCAAGGAGGGCAAGCAGCCATGACCCTGAACCAGCGCTTCTCCGTCGTCGCCCTGCTGCTCCTCGGCCTCTCCGCCCAGGCTAAGTCGGACGCCGCCTTCCTCGAGGCCGTCGCCCACGTCGAGAGCGGCTGCAACCGCCGCGCCATCGGCAAGGCCGGCGAGCGGGGTATGTATCAGGTCGGCAAGGAGGCATGGGATGACGCCTCCGCCCGCCTCAAGGCCGAGGGCCACTACTTCTTCCCCTGGTCGAAGTGGCGGGACGCGACCGCTCAGGACATGATCGCGGCCTCCCACCTCCGCACGCTCCGCGACCGCTTCGCCCGGATCGGCATCGTTAACCCGACCCCCGAACAACTCGCCCTAGCATGGAATCGCGGCTTCACCGGCGCCCGCGAACTCAACTGGCAGCCGAACGACTACGCCGTCCGCGTGGCTAATTTATTCCGCTCGCAAAAGGTTTTGACCCGTTGAAAGTTTCGACATGGCTCATATGATCATCGCGGTCGACCCCGGCGCAAACGGCGCCTTCGTCTGGTCGGTCGACGGTATCACGACCGAGACGCACAAGATGCCGGCGACTTCCGTAGAGATCTGTCAGCTGATGGCCGACCTCTCCTGCAAAGCGAAGTCGGTCGCGCTGTATCTGGAGACCCCAAGCATGGCCGGCTATGGCCCGAAGATTCCCGGCGCGGCTATTGCTAAATTACAGTTTCATGTCGGCGTCATCTACGGCGCTTCCGTCGCAATGGGCTGGCAAGTCCGCCGCATCGACCCGAAGGCATGGCAGAAGACGCACCCCGTCGGCAAGAAGGCCGACCACGGCTCCGGCTGGAAGCGTCACCTCAAGGCCCGGGCAATCGAGCTCTTCCCGAACGTCGACGTCTATGACTGGAACGCCGACGCCCTCCTCATCTACGACTCCGCGATCCGCGGCGTCATCAACTGACCCTTTCCCTTATGAAGAAAAACACCCTCAAGAACGTGGCCGACATACGCGTCATCCCTGGCACGCAGTACATCCTGCTCCCCGACAATAAGGTCGCCCGTCTCCTGACCCCGACCGTCCGCCCCTCCGGCGACAACTACAACCTCCGCATCGACGGCCGCACCCGCCAGTTCACCCTCGAGGCCATCAAGGCCATCATCAAAGGCGCCGACCCGGCCACCGTCGGCAACAAGTAATCTCCACCCATGAGCACCACGCCCAAAACCCAAACCGCCACGGCCGCCCTGGTCGCCGCGCTCGCCGCGCTCGACAACGTGAAGGCCAACAAGATCGTGAAGGCCAACTTCACCGCCAAGTACGTGTCCCTCGACGCGCTGCTCGACGCCGTGAAGCCCGTCCTCCTCGACCACTACCTCGCCCTGATC